CCGCATTGAGAGGAGTTTCAAGAGGCGTCTCAGTAGCAAACGCAGTATCATCATACTGTAGGCAATTGGTTGTAACAGTATCGCCTAGACCAAGGATACCAATGCGAGGATACTCGCCACCAACCTTATAGAACTCTTTTAGACCAGCATGATAAGTGTCATACTCCTTCTCAGCAGTATAAACAATACCAATAGGAGTATTGGTAACAGCGGCCGCGGCCTTAATTACACCAGCGGCCTTATCGGCTAATACCCACATACCATTCTCACAAGGGGCAGCCGCGGTAAAGCTTTCATCAAGTGGAATCTGAGAAACTACCATCCCAGTCTTGGGGAAAGCTACCTGATTTAGTTCTAGGGAAGCATACTTCTCTAGAGGAAAGCGTTTTGCACTCATAGCTTTATTCCTCCTTAATTTTTACGATATTTCTTCATAAGTAAAGCGAATTGAGATTCTTGTGGTTCAGGTAGTGGAACTTTATGAGATTCACTACTGAGCATCTGTTTATTAGCATAAATAATAGCTAATTTACCCTCTAATTCATCATAAGAAAAGTCCTTAATCGAATCACGAATCTTATCAATTTCTTCTGAACCTATCATTTTTTCATATTTTTCTACTAATGAATTTTTACGAGCAATTTCTTGCTCTTCAATAAGTGTATTATACTTAACAGCGATAGCCTGTAATTCTGTATTCTGAGATTCAAAGTTATTCTTCTGCTCAATTAAAGTTGCAACAGAAGCTTCGAGCTCATTGATTTTTTCTAGCGCTGCGGTATAATTTGTATTCAACTCATCATACTTTTGTTGTAGAACTTCAAATTCAGAAGGCTCGGCCGCAGGCTCTTCAACCTGGGGTTCCTCTACTGCAACTTCTTCAGCTTGAGCTTGCTCAAAATTTTCAGCAGGCTCCGCCGCGGAGTCAGTAGGAGCAACTTCTTCAACTGGAGCTTCTTCAACAATTTCTTCTTTGTTTTCGAACTCATCCATTGGTTGTTCTCCTCCTTGTTTATTATTTATTGATTTCTCAACCTATTCTTTTAAATCAAATAAAAGAGAAGAAATTTCTTGTAATTGATTATTCTTTTCCTCATTTGAGAAAAATGCTGAGACAGAAAAACATGGTTCATGCTGACCAATAATACAGAAGCCAAGCATCTTAGCTTTTGTATATACATAGTACCATTCTCCATTGATTTCTGCCCAATCTCCTTCAATCGAAGTAGGATTTAATTCCATACTTTGATTCTGTCCTGCAATTGTTTTAACTTCTTCAAAATATTCTGCAAATAGAGTTACAGAGAAAACTGCATAATCTCTTGTTACTCCATCCGTATCAGTAAATGGTTGCCAACCATCAAAACCGTCAACATATCCATAAGCCTTTGCTAACGTTGGGCCAGTATGAGATGCCCATGTTTGCGTTTCAGGGTCAAAAAAACCTATAACAGGAGTAATCCCCTGAGTAGCGCTTTCAATCAGCTAGTCGGCTACACCATCACTAATATAAGAACCATTACGATTCGCATATTTAGTAAATACACGAACTTTTAAATGATAAATATTAGAATTTTCTGCAGAATCATGTTGAATAGGAGAACCAACAATTACTGAATCAAAATAGACTGGGATTTCTCGTGTCATATCAATCTCTCCTATTATCCCATTGCCGCAATATTAGCTTGGGTCTTTTCTGATTTTTGCTCATCGGGTAATTCTGGTCTACCCGTAGTATTAGTTATGTCTTTAACCTAAGTTGTCTTTGTAGTATTTTTCGCCGCATTTTCTTCTTCCTAAATATTTTGTCCAGAAGTGGTATAACTAGATTGTAATGGAATCATCTTAGATGACATTCCAAGTATATCATTTTCAAAATGCATAAGACTAAGCTAATCGCGCTAAGTAATTCCCATAGCTACGCCCGCAATCATCTTAGAATAACCATACTGTGCTCCTCTGAAATAAGTTTGCTACAAATCAGAGCGGTTAAATACTGTAATTGGTAATAGCTAAAAATCAAAACATAAATTAGCAGACGCAAATCGTGCGTTAATTTGATATTTCAGCCAAGCTTCAAATAAATTCCAATATCCAGACATCAAAGCCTCATCTTTTTTAATCTGATAAGCAAGAGTAGAACTATTTTCTGCATTAAATAAAATTTTCCCGCGCCCTAGTGCGCTCCAGGCATTTGTACTATATTTATCAATTCGGTTAGACGATTGCGTTTCTGATGATGAGTCCTACAAGCTCTCTAAAGAAGCATCTCCAAACGTAGTTAAAACATCTACTGTATCTATATCAGCAAGCATATCTGAAACAGAAGAGTGAATATCGGCAACTTCATCAAGCTAAAAAACTAATTCACCTTTATTATCAATTGGCATTTTCTAGATTAACAGTTTATAAAGCTCATTTTCATCCCGCTTTTTCTCGCGGCCAAAAGCATCATCTAATTTTTTTAGCTCTGGAATACTAGCAATTAGTAAAGGTATGGTATCGGCAGAAGAAAACATAAAACACATGCCGCCTTCCGCCGCAGAAATGGGAACCCATGGACTCTCTAATTTATGTTCATTCCATAGAACCCAAGCCTATTGAATAGCTGTCGGATAAGTACGTATAGCTTCTAGCTATGCCTATTTGTCAGTTATATGAGCAAAATACATTAAATTAAATTCTAATATATTTAAATTATTAAAATCTTTAAAACGGCTCCGACAATATGCATTCGGTAAATTTTGGATTGTAAAATTATTGTTATCTTCTCGCAAAATACCATAAAAAACGCCATCTAATAACTGATAAGTTAAAATATGCGCAAGAGAATTTGGTAAATCTAATTTATCAATAAATTCACATACCTCATAAAAGCGACGAACAATAGATGCCTCAGACCCCTTACCTTCCTAATAAATAGGAATTACTGCTGATTCATATAAAGAGAGGTGGGCAAGATAATCAATATTGTTTCTGTAATTACTATTGGTACGATAATAATAATGTGATAACTCTTGAAGCGCAGTCTAATCTCCAGACTAAATTATTTCTAAAATTTCTTCTATAGTAAAATCACTATAAACTTTTTCATTATTTCTATATCCCCAATGAGAATATGCTCTTTCATTTAATGGCGCACGGGACTATGAAGTTCTTTTTATAGCAACTTTAAATTTAGAAAAATCTCTTTTTGTCTCTGCCACTTATATCACCTCCTTTTTTTATGACTAAGAAATACATAAGATGATATATCTCGTTTCACTTTTCGTTTTGCTTCTTTATCTTCATAATATTTAACTCTATATAAACAGTATTCAAGAGCAGAAAAACGGTCTTTCTATATTGAACGAGATATGCGTTCAACCTTAAACTAATTTTGTACACCCGTAGGCTTAAGTCGCAAGTTATTTAATTCATCCATTAAACGAGAGGTCATTTCATACGGCAATAAAAATACTCTCCTGTCGTATAAAGACATCTTCTATCCTTTTTTTGTAGCTAATAATTTTTCTTTCACAACGCGCTCATTCGCTAAAAATGAAACAGAGCCATTGTTTATTTGAGAGAAAAAGTTAGAATGAATTATATCATCATTACTTGCTCCCGCTTTAATATCATAAATAATCGCATTTAATTCTGGCCAAGGTTCGTCGCTTGGATTCGATTTACTGGGTGGCAGATGATGGTCATCATTAAAGACATAATATGCGGGATACTATTCACCGGTCTAAGAATTGAAAGATGGAAGCGCCATCGCATCAAGAAGCCCAATTCCTGGGCCGTTTCCATCAATCACTATTTCTCTTGGCTAATATAATTTTATTAGTTCTTTTAAACGTGGAGCCTATTCTGTAATATAGTTTGCGCCATGAATAACTTCTGTGTATACGATATTTTTCTTAAAACCATTCGGATTGGGAATTACTTTTGCTATAATAATCGCTGTGTTAGCTGAATACCTAGCAACATCGACCCCAATTATATAAAATGTATTTGGATTCGAAGGATTTTCTTGTGCTTTTCTCTCACAAGTTAATAAAGTTCTTCGTTTATTTAATCTCTTTGAATCTAACCATGCTTCTTTTGCATTCCCAGTCCAAATAGATAAACTTTCCGAAATCTTTACATAAAGCTCGTTATACTTTATGCCATATGGCTTATGCTTTCACATAAGATGAGACTATATCTTCATCCGTTCTGGATGGGTATTGTTAAATTACTTAATTATTTAGTCGTTGAGCCAATTCTTCTGAATTAAGTAGGGATTCATCATTATAAGGAATAATAATTAACTCTATATTATTATTTAAGCAATATTCCTTTTTTAAGTTATCTCTTTTCTGTTGCGCGGCAAAACCTTGCTCACCATTAAAGTAGGCAACTGGTTGATAATGCTAAATACCGTTGTATTCGATTGCAAATTTCTTTCCATTATTCTCTAAATAGAAATCTAGCTTTAAATAACTATTATTAACCTTAATTGATTTTTGTTCTAGGAATAAGAAATTATGCTGCTATAAATATCTTCGCACTTTTCTTTCACCGTGGCTGCTCTTACACTTTGGACATCCTTGTCCATGTAAAAAATTCCATAGATTAACACTATATTTAAAGCCGCATTTATTATGGCAGACAAGAACCCGTTTGGAGCCATTTTTATTTTTTAATTTATCAACATTTAGAAAGGAATATTCATTGCCCCAAAGTTCTTCTGCCCGCACTTGAATTTCATCAAGTGAGTATTCAAATGGATGTGTTTCGCACCAAGGACAATATAAACCATCCTGCGTAAACATTACTTGTGGAGAGCGCGAAAAAGTATGGCCGCACTTTTTACAAAGCCAAAGATTATTTTCTCTAGAAGCCCATGATATAACTGGCGTAACAGCTTCAATTGTTTGCTTTTTATTTAATAAATATAAAGCTTTATTTTTTGCTACCTGCTACTGCGCGGTCCAATTATTTTTCTCACAATATCGGCAAACATTTTTATTACCTCGGCGGGCCCGCCTTGCAATTTTTGCAGCCTCAGTATATTCATAGCTTCTTTTACAAATATTACAAGTAATGCGGCAAGGCCGCTCTGTTCCAGCATAGCTTTCTAAAATAAAATCTGACTCTGGTAATAATTTTAACAAATGTTGATAATATTCTTCCTTTGTATATAATAATTTTTTCCCCATTTTAATTCCTCCTAATTGGTCGCTGATTGTCCGTTAATAGCTTCTTAGATTTTCATCATAAAGCCATCCTAAAAATTTTTTCTGCTTTCGCCGCATTGAATATTCGGAGTAATATTCATTAGCTTTTTAGGTTTTGGGAGTTCCCAGCTTTAAAATACCTTTATAACATACATTCCTGCATGTCCGCGCAAAAGTTTACGCGAAAATGATTCCTCACTCATAGTAGAAGAATCACGCTAGTCCATAAGCATCTACTTGTTAATAACACCATATTTTAATGGTACTTCATAACTTACACCCCAAACAAAATATTGGTCAGGATGTATCACTGCATTTACCGCGCACTCAATTAACTTACCGTACATGAATACGGTTTTTTCTCGCGCCGTTGTTATAAATGTCTGAGTCGAAACGGGCTCTTCTGGATTAAGTGAACCATCTACTTCTCGTCTCGGCACGTTGAGCTGCGGTAAAAGTACTTCATTGTAGTCCTCCTCGGAAATGGTCGCGGCTTCTTCTAAAATTGCAGAGGTCGCGCGCAGTCCACGGCTCGTATCCTTAGATACGACAGTAAGCCGACTGCCATTTTTAAAATTCAATTCATAATAGTTACCACTTTTCTTCTATCCTGATTTCCCATCATCTTCACGAGTAGCCAACTCATTTTTCAGAAGCGGCCAATGTCGAAAAAATTCTTCAAATTTAGCTTCTGCTGTTTTAATAACTGTTCCCTTTACGTCAGATGAAATAAATACATTAGAATTAGGTAAAAGCATACATTTCATGAAGCCACCTAAATAGGCGCAAAATGATTTGGACGCAGCGCGAGTAGCTGTAAAAAAATTATAACGGTATCGCATCTAGGCCCGCAAGGCAATACGTTGGTAAGGCTATAAATGCCAATGCTTTGCGTCCTCGGAATCTTGTATCTAATCTAATAGAAGGTCAGGCGAAAGAATCCAAGCGTTTAAATAATTTGTAAATAATTCTTGATTTGCATCTAAAAAATTTTTAGTAAGGGTGACGCCTTTCTCAATAGGGATACCATCTCGAAAGGCAAGCTCATCCGCCATCATACATCACCTTCCTCAAATGTATCTTCATATTCCACGTCATTATCATCAAGCCCGTCAACCTTTTCGTTTTCAATTTCTTCTAGTCTTTCGGTCAGGTTGTAACGCTCTCGTTTATCTTCCACTTGCTCGGCAAAATTCCCTTCATTGATAACTAATCTCTACAAATAATTCTAAATATTATTCATCAAGAAGTCTATGGAATCTTTTGGCTCACTATGCCATTTAGGATGCCAACCTTTCTTTCCATAGTAGACCATAAGTTCTCCTACCGATTCGAAGTCTGCCGCGGATTTTGCATTAGAAGCTTCAAATTTAGCTATCTTAATAATGTTATCGCGGGCGTCCATATCCTTTTTTATATCCGCCCCCTCCCGCAATCCTTTCTTTATACGCAATTCAATTTCACACAGGTCGCGCGCGTAATTTTGAAGAATTGGAGTGGAGACATTTTGGGTCGCAATAATCTAGTTATAGAAGTCTTCGAGCCAAATAAGTTCATCTGGCGTGTAGGATGGCGACCATATTTTTTTAAGGTGCCGTATTTTTGCTTCACCTAGGGCCGCGATGTCATCATCGATAGTGCCTTCTTCGCGGGCCAGTCGCCAACGTTCATTCTCATCAGCCCATTGTAGGGCTTGATAGTGTTCATCCAGGAGAGTATTGAAGTAGGCAGTTAAGGTATGGTCCTTATGTATAGAATACAAAGACGTCCATTTATCCAAGTCGAAGGGCAAGTCGAGATAGCGCATTAACCTATCTATTTCGCCAAGATTATCTTGCGGCACCATCTTCTCTAAGCAGCTAGTACAAATGTAGGAACGATGGCCCGGAAAGAATTGTGATGGAGTTGCCGCGAAATCAATTTCCGGTTTTTGCTGCCTGCATTTCAAGCATTGACGCTTCTTTACTTCGCTTGTCATATTGTGTCTAACCTCCTCTCATAATTCTCATTTTTCTTTCACATTCTTTGCAACTTGAGGAAAAGCCATCTTTGCGGCTCCGGTTACAAGCAAAAAATAGGTTAGAACGTGGAAGGAATTGGCCGCAACGCGCGCATTTTTTCTTTTCTTCGCGCGGTGTTTCTAGAATTAGGCGATGTCTCTGCGCGGCATCGGCTATTTTTTGTGGAATCTCTTTTGACAATATGGTACTTAAGTGGTTTTCGTTATATGAGAGGCCGAAACGTGCTTTTAACTCGGAAATGATGGAGGCATAGGAGGCCCGCACCATTTTCTATTGAAGCAAGAATTCCCGAACAGGAGTGAGATTTGCCATGCGGTGGTAACGCTCAAAATCGAGAAGTAGGGTGTAGCCGTATGTATCAAGGCGATCGCGCATACTCTCATACATGAGCTCCCAGTTATTGATGAGGGCGCGCACGTGGGCTGGATTTTCCCAATCAAACGTGTGCCGCCGCACCACCCATTTTACTTCTAGGTTCGGGCCTTCGCCGCGTGTTTCGTAATCTTCAATATTCTTTGAGATGGAATGAAGGAGGGCGTTGTCCACGCGCTCTTTCCATGCGGCGTAGGGCATCCAATAGAAGGCGTCCGCGGTCCAGTCGTAGAATTGGGCGTGCGGGTGGTCTACGGCCTAAAATTTTATTATAGGTTTATAATAATCCTTAAGATAGTATTGGTGGCGCCGCAGGTCGATAAGGATGTGCTTCAATTGATATAGGTGGTAGGAATCATCAAATAGCACGTCGCCAGGTTGCGGCGCGAGTTTCCCTTCTATTACGTGTATCCAGCGGTCAAGGCGATCTATGGAATCCCAAACTTGTGACATGAAAGGGATGTCCGCGTCGTCTTTGCGGGAAATGGTACGTGTTTTTTTGAGATAGACATCTCGTTTTAATTGCGTTTGCAGTTGTTGCTAATCAGATAATGGATTCTCTATTATGGCATCTAGTGATTGAAGTTTGTCGTTTGCTGTCTTAAAGGAGTTGTAACGGGTGTTGGAATTGGTTGTTTCTCCTCTCTGGACGGCATTGCGGCCTTCTTCATCTTTTCCATATAGAATGTAGTCGGCCATTTGTTCTAAATCACTAGAGTTAGGGTCAGACGGAAGTTGATCGAGTATATCCTTGACGGCGGTGACCCGGTCACAGTCGCGTTCTATTGAATAATCTAGTGAATATGCTTTTTTCACATGAGTCACCTCCATTGATATTATTTTATCACATTTTTGTGCAAGTTGTCAAATATTTGATAGTAAAAGTTGTGGAAAAATCGGTTGGTGAGAAGTTAAAAGTCTGTAAAAAAACGGTTGGTGGAAAATGTGCAGGGCACGGGGCTTGTATAACTATAAAAGTATAACGTCCTATATATAACCGCCCCATCTTGTTAAACTTTTGTCAATCGGCTGTGCTATAATGCCGATTATATAATCGGCATAAAAAAAGAGGGTTGCCCCTCTTTTCATTTTAGAATATATCGTTGACGGTCGGCGTCTCTTTTTCCTCCACCTTTTCAAGGAACTTCCGCGCCCGGCCCGAATTGTAAATAACTTGCCAACGCTCACCTTTGAATTTGAATCCTTTTTCACCCATAAAAGCCGCGAACTCGTTAACAGGAAAAACGTAAAGCATAGCCCGAACATTATCAAATAACTTAGTATATTCGCCGTCAATCGCAAGTTTGTATAATGCCGCTTTTTCGTCGTTATCAAAAACGCCATACACAATATAATCCACTTTTTCACCTATGCAATCATATTCATTCGAATTTGCAAAAGTTTTTCCATTATGGCCCACCTCGCATTTTTTCCCTTTTATAATGATATCCGTTTCGGATTGCCTTTTGACGTGTAAATCAGCAAAAGTGATTAAATTCGCCGGCTTACAAGAGCAACGTAAGACAGTCTCTAAAAAATCGCCGAACGCTCCAAAGTCAGAGAAATGAACTTCCGACGCCTGCTTAAAAGCGGCATAAGTTGACAGGCAATCAATCGGCTTTTTGCCGTCGGCTTGCGCTTTAATCATAGAATAAAATGAAAGAGCGACGGCCAATGCGGCGTTATAATCGCCACTATCCTCGACGACTTTAAGACTGTACAGCTTGCGAATTATCGCCGTGATTGTTTCGGCCTTGCCTTTTCCCTGCTTTACACAGTCGGAAGCGACGGATAGGACAGCGGCCTTTTGACGACTTGACAGCTTGCAAACAGTGTTTTTCATGATTGACAACCTCTTTTCATATAGTACGCTTCTCAGCGTCTGTGCATAGTATAATCAGATGGATGTCACACGTCAACACACAAAATGTGTGTATTAACATGTTTTTTGTGTGTACTTGCGATTTTTGTGAAAAGTGTACAAACTTGTTTGTGCAAAGTGTACAATATTGGACGTGTAACATCCAAGCAGTTAGCTTGAGCTAACACGTGACTGAGTGCTATACTATAGGCAAGAAAAGAGAAAAGAAAAGGGATACAATTATGATGTATATAACCACACTAAAACGATGTAATACAGATTGTATGTATAGGCTACACAGAAGCGATACCACACAGAAGGTAGGTATCACCCACACAGCTACACAGCCGAGCGCCTGGGCTATATACGCGCGGGCGAGCTGGAAGCTGGGAGCTGGTACGTGCGCGCGTGCGCGAGCTGGAAGCTGAGACGGCGAGCTGGGAAAAGCAAGCTGGAAGCTCGACAACAGGAGAGCAAGCTGGAGCCGCGAGCTACAACCTCCAGAGAATAGGCAAGCTACAATTAGAAAGTGAGGAGCTAAAAATGAAAAATATAATTATTACAGCGCTTATATTGGTCGGCATGGCTATTTGTTTCGTAGGTGGCTTTGCCGCAGGAATCCACAAAGCGACAACGTCAGACGGTTGGATTGAAGGCGACGAGTTTGTGCTTTGTATCGACGGCAATATATTTACATGGGAGATTGGAGAAAAATAAAAATATTATGTCAGTAATAGATAGACAGCCAGCTATCTGTCTATCCTCCAGAGAATTGGATGTGTAACATCCAAATAATCCGATTGACAACCATGATACTTCCATGCTATAATTCAGTCAACAAAAGAGCAAAGGAGACGAAAAACATGTTTAACTACTACATCGAACTGAATCGCACAAACTTTACATTCGGGCCGCAATACAATCTTTACATCTTTGATAAAAACAGCGAACTGGTTGTTAGCAAAGTGCTTGACAGAAAAACAGGCCGCGCGGTTATGCTAAAACTTGAAAAGCGTTTTAATCGGCCGGCAGTACTTGAGACTAACATGTTTTATAACACTATAAGCAATTCCATCATTCGAGGGTATGTATAACATACCCTTTTCTTAAAATCAATAATTGGATGTGTAACATCCAAATATTAGAATTGACAGGCTCCTTGTTTCCTGCTATACTACAGTCAGAACAAAGGAAAAACAACCGACAAAGAAAAAGGAGAAAAGACAATGAAAGATCGTTATGTTATCGCTATCGAGTGGGCCGACGGCACGCAGGATCTCCAGACCTCTGATACTTTTGCACAGGTACTTGGCGCGGTTGATATTTACTACAATACGCAGGAACTGTCAAAGGTTGTTGTCAAAGACCGATCGACCAATAGCATTGTACTCGATGTAATTGTACCGACTGAAAAATGAAACACGTGAAAGCCTTGGCGGCATACATTGTAGCCGTCAAGGCAACACTTGCGAACTGGGGAACGAACATTGTTAATAGTTTAACAGGTGCAATACTTAAGTTATACGATGGTCTGTTATAAAACAGACCATTGTCTATAATCAAAGTTAGATGTGTAACATCCAAATAAACGGTTGACATCATAGAAGTCTTTTGCTATAATACAGACAACAAAAGAAACAACGACAACATGAAAGAAGGTTAAACACATGAAAAAGACTTATATCATTCTACGCTACACCTACGACAACGACGGCTTTTATAACGAGTATAGACTGGATACATTCAAGCCTGATAATACTCACCTTGTAACGTTCCTGTCAAGAGACAATGCAATCCGTTGCCTGCGGCGCCTTGAAAAGAGACTCGGCAAGATTGCAAAACTTGAAGCAAACCAGTTTTGCCGCGACCTATGGTATAAAGACCTTGAAGGGTGGCTATAAGCCACCCTTTATTTTTATGCCAGCTTTTAGATGTGTAACATCCAAATAATAGGGATTGTCAACTGGATAAAAGTATGCTATACTTACAGCGTCAAAAGAAAAGAAACAACGACATGAAAGAGAGGATAAAGCCATGATGAACAACAACATCAACATCGCAATGACATATCACTGCAAAGTAGAACGTCGGAATCGTGTAAATCACATTATTAACAAAATTGGAATTGGTCAGGTAGTAAAAGAATCCTTCAATCATGGTAAATATACTTGTATAACAGATACAGGCGTCACTCTTATTAAAACCGAGAAAAAAGACAAAATTATTACAATGTATGTAACAACTTATAGAGAATTGGTTGCAGTATTCGGCGGACAGAAAAAAATTCCGTCATATCTTAGAAAAAAGGTAGACAGAAATCAGTCATTTTTCACAGAAAACGGCAAAACAATTTGGAACTAAGTCCCTAAAAAGGGACTTTTTTCTTATATGTTAGAAATGTTACAAGGATGTAATAAATAGAGAAAAAATAATAGATATAAAACATAAGTTATAAAAATATTTGGCTTGTGAATTATTTAACAAAAGACCGCGGCAAAACCTTGATAAAAATATAACAATCTTGCCGCGCCTTCCAGTTTGTTAAAAATTTAACACTTTGCGCGCTTGTTAAAATATTAACGCTCTCGGTTGACAAAATCTTGACAATCTTCCTTCTGTTAAAAATATAACAATCTTTCACTTGTTAAAATTTTAACCATCTTTTTCACTTGACAAAAATATAACAATCATATCTCTGATAAAAATTTAACAAACACAACTTTGATAAGAATTTAACAAGCACAACTTTGATAAAAATATAACAATCTTGCGGCGATGCCGCCTTGTGAAAATATTAACAAGCAAATAAAGCAATCCTTATATAACAACAATTATTTACGCCTGTTAAAATTTTCACAATTTCATTTTTCCATATAATTTTATTTTTATATAATCATCAATATACAACTTCCCGAATTTCATTTTGAAATTTCATTTTTTATATAATATATTATTATATAACCAATGTCCTGAAACAGCATTTCATTTTCAATTATTTAGATGTTAAACATCCAAATTTCAATTTTATTTTATCCCAATTTTCTGTTGACATTTCATTTTGTAAGTGCTATACTTATGCCATCAAAAGAAAGGAAGTTAAAAATCATGAAATACTACTTTATCAACAAAGAATTGGGCTACCTCGTCAAAAAAGAAGACCTTTTCACCGACGCAATGGAAAACGAGTACGACGACATTATTGACCCGACGAGCGTGGAATATGGAAATTATTCCCTGCATTACTCACTCACTAACTACACCTATTGATTGCGCTGTCCGCGCAATCTTTTATTTTTTCTAATATTGGATGTGTAACATCCAAAAAATAGGTTGACAGCCATTTGAAAACATGCTATAATTCAGACATCAAAAGAACGGAGGACAAAACCATGATGATGAAAATGCTCAAGACTCTCAAGAATAACGACGGCTTGACTCTTAAAAAATTCGCATCTGTCACCTACAAAACCGGCTATCAGGTTGCCGATTATGGCATTGAAGCGCATACAGTTGAAGAAGCCTACAATGCAATCCAGCAGTACAATGGGAATTGCGGCATTTGGTACAGCGACGGCGTTTATTACGTTGACCATAGTTTTAGAATCAAGACGAAAAAAGAAGCCTTGACAATCGGCAAGCAGTACAATCAAATTAGCATTTTAAAATGGTCAGATATGAGTCTGATATATTGCTGAGGCAATATATCTTTTCCCATTATTTGGATGTGTAACATCCAAATAGTGGGCTTTTCTTTTGCTCTGCTTTATGCTATAATTCGCATAGTACCGGGAAAAGGGAGAAGGCGAAAAGAGTATGATAGTGCAAAGGTTATATTATGCACATTATTTGTCATGCCCAAGAGATGCCCATGCACACAAGAAGTATGCATGTATGCCTACATATAGTATGGAGCCGCACCTGCAAGCTGGAAGCAAGCTGAAAGCAAGCTGGGCGCGAGCTGGAAGTGAGCTGCACCTCCAGAGAGCTGGATGTTATACATCTAAAAGTAAGCTGTTGACTTGCAATAAAAAATATGCTATACTTACACCACAAGGAAAAAGAAAGCAGGAGAAAAAATGAGAAAGAAAATTTGGTTTGATATGGACGGTACAATCGCTGACCTTTACGGCGTAGAAAATTGGTTGGATTATCTTCGTGCAGAAAATGTCAAGCCCTACGCAGAAGCAAGGCCGCTTGTCAACTTGTCAATCCTTGCCCGCTATCTGAATCGTTTGCAGAAAAAGGGATATGAAATTGGAGTTATTTCATGGCTAAGCAAGTGCGGCACAGATAGTTATAATGCACAAGTTACAGCGGCAAAAAATGAATGGCTTGCCCAACACTTGCCGAGCGTAAAATGGAACTGCGTAAAAATTACTAAATATGGATTGAATAAATGGGCAATCTGTCAAGAAGGTATCCTCTTCGACGATGAAACACAGAATCGCACAAATTGGGGCGATGAAAGTTATCCTCCAGATATGATTTTCAAAATTCTCAAGAAATTGGCAGAAGATTAACAATCTTCTTCCTCCCGTAATTAGGATGTCTGACATCCAATAAATAAAGTTGATTTTTTACCTATCTTATTATATAATATGCGCGTACCAGAGAGGAGAGATAAAAATGCGACACAGCACTCTTATTAAAAAGTTTTGCTACTCTGTTACTGGCTTGAAATTCAAAGCGCATAAATATAAAGAGTGGGCTACAAATTGCTATGATGAAATTCGCTATACAAACAACTTTGATGAAGGTGACGCCGCGTTTAGGTGCAATATGATTGCACGTTGTCCTGCGGCCGCTTGTTACTCTGATTTTCTTCTTTCTCTTTTGCACGAGTTGGGACATGTTATGACTTCTGAGCAGATGACTAATGATTCTACTACTCGTGTATATGAAACATACGAAGAATATTTTGCTACACACGATGAAACAATAGCGACAGACTGGGCGATTGATTTTATCATGGATAAAAATAATTTTAAGCTTCTTGATTGGTTTGAAGATAGATACAAAGAAATTGAACGAGAAAAAATAATTGGGCGCTAATGCCCGTTACGTATTTTGATGTCTAACATCCAAATTGTGACATTGCTTTTTCTTAATAATGTGCTATAATGATACTACAAAAGCAAGGAGACAAAGATATGAGTAAGAAGAAGGATAAAAACGAGGCCGCGAATCAATATCAAGTCATACGTAAAATTCGCGGCGACTGGGGCGTAACTAATCCAGTCACAAAAGTTATTCCCAACAAGAAGAAAAATAAAAAAGAAAAATATCCGCATAAGGTACTTGACAACGGCTGAATAAAGTGATATAATTCAACCAACAAAAGCAAAGGAGATAAAAGAGATGGAAAAAGTTTGGGTAATCACCTTCGAGAATTATCAGGATGTAAGCTTTGGCACAGAATTTTTCCACCATGAAGAAAATGCGAAGAAGCGGTTTCTCCAGCTATTGGAAGAAAACCATAACCAGAAAGAATTTCAGTCTGATTCTAATGACTGGGTATTCTCTTACTTTGACCCGCGCTATAATGAGTATAGCACTGTAATCGCACTTGAACAGACTACAATGGACAAGTTGTTTGAGGATTAAAAAAATGACAGAGAGCAAAGAATTAGCAAATTCTCTATTAAATGACTGGGAACGTACTGCGCTATCTTTCATTAAGAAAGGTAGCCGCATTATTGAACTAATTACAAAAATCCGACAACTTGATTATGATAATAAAATGGTTGACTGCGCTTTCGCATGGTTAGAACATTCAGACAAGACTGTCGATGAAATCATCCATATAATTAAAGAGCAAGAGGGCGATTAAACGCCCTTTCTTGATTTAGACGTTTAACATCCAAATCTAACACTTGCCTATTCTCAAAAAATCGTTTATAATATCCCCAGCAAGTGAAAGAAAAGAAAAGAGGTCAATAGGTATGAAAAATAGTTACGACGTCCGCGCGAAGAAGTTTATTCGTATGATTGACCCGTATATTGGAAAATATGATGATATTGACAGTATCAAATGTGTGGTTAGCCTATTTAATCAAAGGTATCACAGGGCCGTCCAGTTTACAAGCGGATATACACGTTGCGTCCTTATTACTTCTGACTATGTAATTAAGATTGACTATCGCACAGATTCTCAGTTTGGGAATTGCGAAACAGAGCTTAATATGTATGAACGCGCCATTAAAGACGGGTTTAGTTATCTTTTCGCAAAGATTGAACGTTATACTTATAATAACCGTGACTATTATATCATGCCGCGCATTAAAGGAATCGAAAAGTATGAAGATGATGTTTATGAATACTTAAATTGTCAAGAAAATGACTATCTTTATGAAATGGTCGAAGATTTACACAGCGGCAATTATGGTTGGAAAAATGGCTATCCTGTTATCATTGACTATGCTTGTAATTATGCGTGATATAACACGCATAATTTCATTTTCAAACGATTGGATGTTTAACATCCAAAACCATCATTTGACTTTCCCATTTCATTTTGCTATAATACAGTTGTTCCGAGGGACGAAAAGAAAATGAAAATCCGGAATTTCATTTTCAAAAAGAAGTCAAAAAAAACTTAAAAAAAGTGCTTGACAAACTCCCGATTCCATGATATAATGACAATGTAAAAAGAGAGAAGGAAAACTCCTAAAAACCAGAAAGGCATTTATTATGAAGAAGTCCACTATGCAGTCTCTTGTCAACTATCTGAACGGCGCTCCTCTGACCAACATTGATGAAATCAAGGCCGAGCTTGAAGCCGAGCTTAACAAGGGCGCGGAGAAGGCCGCCGCGAATCGTGCGCTGTATGAGAGCGCGAAGGCAATCGTGCTTGCGGCGCTGACTGATACTCCTGCTACTGCGGCGGAGATTTACGAAGCAGTAAAGGATAATCTTCCGAGCGGCTTTAGTCGGAGCAAGGTACAGTATGGTCTGACTAACTACTGGAAGAATGACGTCGTGCGGCATGACGGCACTCCCGCGACCTACACCGCAAGGTAATAAAACAAGCGCCCTATAACGGGCGCTATTTCATTTTCAAAGATTAGATGTTAGACATCCAATTCCAGGCACTCAAAAATGCCCAAAAATAACAAGCGTTTTTCTACACGAAAATCTATTGACATTAACTCAAATGTATGATATAATATAAGTGTTCCAAAGGTTAAGAGAGAAAAAAATAAAAAGAAAAAAATCAAAAAAACTCTTGACAACCAGATAAGAAAGTAGTACAATAACCATGACAGATGAAGGAAAACATCTTAAAACCAGAAAGGAAAAAATTATGACTAAGGCCGCTCTTGAAAATGCTCTCCGTGCTGAAATCTTTGACGCTGTTCGTGCTTTCCTGTCCGAGAAGTATGACGTTGACCTCTCCAAACTTCAGACGGGCGCGGGCCAGTTTGCTCTCCCGCTTCTCGATGCAGAGAATAATGAACGTTATGCGACCGTAACGATTGCGATTCCGCGCGGCACTCGTACCGGAGCGGGCGGCTATACGCCGTATGATGGCTATGACGCCGCAGAGGACTATCGTGCAGAGTGCGCAGAGAAGGAAGCAAAACGCATTGCAAGCGCGGAGAAGAAGGAAGCCGCCGCAAAGCTTCGTGAGCAAAAGCGCGCGCTTCGTGCAAAGAAGGAAGAAACACCGGAGGACGCGGAGTAATCCGCACCCTCTTTTCTTTTAGATGTTAGACATCCAATTAAAAAAGGGCTTCTTCAGCCCGCATAGATTGTTTCCTTTAGCTTTCCATGCCATGTATAATCATCTTCATAGTCCTTTTCTGTTTCGCGAAGTGTCCTTGTTGTAATCTTAAAGGTATCAGGATTGAACGTCTTTTCAACCACTCGCACGGCATCCCTCCAGCCATCCAGCATTTTAATTGCCGTCTCATAGGTCTTATCTGTTACTACCCACTCGCCATTATACCCGGAAGTATCTGTTTCATAAATTTCTACGAAATTCTTAGTAATCATTATTTTTTCTTCCTTCCTTTACTTTGTGTCTTTATTATAATCATTATTAAGTTGATTGTCAACCCCTTTCTTAGATGTTAAACATCCAAAAATTTTCTCTTGACTTTTCTCTTTAGTATGATATAATACGTATGAAAGTTGAAGGAAAACAACACAAACCAGAGAGGGTATAAAATGGCTAAGAAGCACGCAATCATCGTCCTTGATACAGAGACTTGTAATATTGTACCGTCTGATAAGGTAACGCGCGGCAATAATCTTACCTATGATATTGGCTATGCTGTTATCTATCCATCAACGGGCGAAATCGCGCTGAAATCCTCCAATGTAGTCTCTGAAATCTTTTTCGGGGAGCGCGAAAAGATGAATACCGCCTATTATGCCGACAAGTTGCCGCAATATTATACCGACCTTGTCAACGGCACCCGCACCCTTAAAAGCTTTTTTGACATCATGAATGACATCAATCATATTTGCCGCGAATACAACATTATCGCTATTTGTGCGCATAATGCGGCATTCGATGTTGACGCTCTTAATACTACAGTCCGCTATCTGACAGGGCTTGATTATATTCATGCACTCCCCAATATTGAAATCTGGGATAGTATGAAAATGGCAAAGACTTTTGCAAAAACCCCTTCATATACTAAGTTTTGCAATGATAACCATTTTATGACCGCTCATGCTACACCGCGCCCGCGCATGACCGCGGAAGTCCTTTATAGATTCATCACTAATGACATTGATTTTGAAGAATCACACACAGCCCTCGAAGATGTAATGATTGAACAGGCGATTGTTATTAAAGCATATCGAACTCATAAGAAGATGGAACGTGTATTATATGACAAGAGGTAATATACCTCTTGCTATTTTAATATCCAGAGTTTAGATGTTAGACATCCAATTCTAAGCTTTGACTTTTCCTAAAATCTGAGTATAATAATAATTGTCAAGGGGAACTGACGACCATTCCTAAGAAATCTTAGGCGGGCTTGCAAGAAAGACGCGGGTTAGCGGCGCAGAAGATTGGCTAACAAGAAGAGGACAGGAAATTTTTTCAAAAACTTTTGAAAAACCCCTTGACAAACTTCAAAATCCATGATACAATAAGGACACAAAAGCAAAGGAGATAAAAATATGAAAAACGTTTACATTCTCACCGGCGCGAAGTGCGATTATGAAGTTTTCTCAACTTATGACTTGGCTCTTGCCTTTGCAAAGAAACTGTCTGATTGTTGTGCGAATGGCGCGCGTATCATGCTCCAGAAAAGCGGCCGAGTTTATGCTGAGCAGGTATACTGCGCCGAGC